GTGTCGCTTTTGAAGTCAGCGCCGACATTAATACTGTTTTTAATGATTCTGCCATGGTGTCACTCCTTTCTTAAGAGTTGCTTTATTTCATTAAGTTCCTGTTTGAGTAAATCTATTTCTGACTTCTGACTTTTAATCATTGCAAACATAGCCGGAATCATGATACGTTCATTCCAGTCTTCAACAAGTCCATTGGCGTGTCTGGTGGCTTCTGGAAAATATTCTTCTACGTCTTCTGCAATGAACATTGGGATATATCTTCCTTCATTCTCATCCCCTTCAACTAGATATCCCTCTTTATATTTCGCCCAAAGTGGTTCAATATTGTACCATTCTTCAATTTCTTGCTCTGAAATATCGCTTCCGATATCTTTATAGCGCTTTGAAGATGAAGATTTTAGCATCAGCTGTTTGTATCCTGTACGTCCATCCCAACAAACAGTATTTGATGATGTCGTATACTCCATGTCTTCTATCCTTGGTGATTTTGCGAAAGATGCAGGATTAGCAACAGTTAAATCTTCAAATGTACCAGTGTCAGCCGATACCTCTGTGGCATATATGTTTAGACTGTTATCATCCCAACTGATTCTCCAATTTTCGTCACCTCCGATTTCAATATCCGCTTCATTGCCGAAAAACTTCTTGATATCAACAGGGAATATTCCATCGTTTGAAAACTGTACGCCTGTATATTCCATGTACTTTGAATTTTCTTCGTAGTTTGTGAGTACAGTATATCCAGAGCGATCAATTAATCCTTTAACAGCATTGCTGGCATCTTTAATTTTCAGATAACCGTTCCCATTCTTTTTGCCGCCCAAGGTAACTGTTCCACCAAGAAGAGCATCAAGGCTGACGTAGAGACGCCCATTGCTATAATATAATCCCTTCCAAGCCCCGTCATTAGTCAGAATGCTAACTATTTGCTCCTGCGTCAAATTGTCTACATCAATAACGACCGCCACGCTCTGCATATCCATCAATGTCGTAGTATCACCGGATGCATATAATTTACATCTAACATTCGTCACATCTCTAGGAATACCAATGGTTGAGCCATTGGAGCTTGCTACTGCTTGACCTGAACTATTTGTTAAAATAGAATACAGATAGTGCGTTACTGTATCCTCATCGGTTGAACTAGCATAAATGGTTTTCCAAGTACTTCCATCAACAGTCTCTTCAACAACGAATCTGCCTTTATAAGGCACTCTAGTAGCTGACTTTCCGTCACGATAATACGCTTTAAATGTTATAAAGTTTGGACTAATTGTCTTGTCAGAGCCACGTTTCAAGACGTTACATGATGGCTCAACCATGTATGTTCTACCAGGTTCACCATCTTTTCCATCTTCGCCCTTTTTCTGCTTGGAAATCGTAAATCTCTTCGTTATAGAAAGATTAATCAGGTACGTTGCCTTAATATCCACCCATCCATTGTCTGCCGATAGCCCAGTAACATTGTAGATATGTGTTGCATCACTCCAAGAGCCTGTGATACTGTCGGATTTTGTGATTGTATAACTACAATCGTCTGTAATATCCGATGAGCCATACATTACAGTAGCTTTGGTAGATACCTGTGGAAATACTGCGATATTGCCATCTGCATCAGCCGTAATCGTCTGCATTTCGTTTGATAGCTGCAAAGTCATGTTTTTGGCAAGAGCTGCTGCTTCAAGGGCTTTGTTTGCTGTGGTATCATCGGTATATTTATTCAGTTTCTTCCAGTCAGATGACGCATACACACTTCCTTTTGCTCTTGCTACAACACAAGTGAGGATATCTCCGCCGTCTTGAGACCATAAATCTCCGATATCATACGGCGGCGAAGGCTGTATAACAAACGTCCTTCTCTTGCCGTCTGCGGTATCTTGCGCTTTCTCAGCTTGTGCAAGTGCTTTGGAAATGTCGTTGTCTTGAATCATCTGCCATTTCCATGTTGCACCGTCCTGCATAAACCGATACGCGTAGCCAGTGCTCTTCCAGTAAAAAAGATCACCTTCGTGCTTTTTACGTTCTTCTGTGCTTGTCCACTCAGAAGCCGGTTCGTTCTGCAAAGACGGTTCGTAATCATAAAAGAAGGACTCAATCTGTCCATCTATCTGTGCTTGTAAGCCGGAAAGCGAATAGGTTACAGTATTTGCATAATCCGCAAGTTTACCATCCGAATATGCTTTGCTCTCTGCCAAGCTATCAGATATAGCTTTTGTAGCCGTCTTTCCACCAATCTGTACATGATCTCCGCTGATAATTACTTTTTTGGTATCCATATCAACCTGGAAGATGATATTTCCATCGCTATCTCTAACAATCAGCGCACCTGTATCAATATAATCAGCATTGATACCATGTGCGTACAGAATTTTTGCTATCAAATCGCCTGTAAGAAAAAAACCGTAAGGGTATGTTTTACCACCATCATTGGATACGCCAATGGCTTCTGCTGTAAATTTGATGACATTCTTAGATTCTGCGAGCGTAGGTTTATCGTGCAGATATGTGATAGTACTGCCATTTTCCTGCGTGACCGATGTTTCATACAAGCCGGAAGAATTTTTTAAGGTTTCTTCCAACTTCTTTACAGCTTCTTCTCTAGCCGATTGTTCTTTTTTGGCAAGTCGTCTTGCTTCTACGATTGCTTTTGTGGCTCCAGAATAATATAGACTCATTCCTCTGATCGGGTCGTCAGCCTGTGTTTTTAGAGTAGTTTTTCCGTTAACTGTGCATGATACATCTGTTAGAGGAGTGACGTATTGGTTAAGATTACGATCATAAGTATAAGCCACGTCACCAAATTCCAACAATGGGTTGAACGCCATGTCTCCTTGGAGATTCCTAAATTTTGTACCGATAATGGAATCACCAATCTGTGCTGCCACTGTTGCAAGATCGGATTCACCCACAAGATTGTTTTCCATGGACAAAATGTAGCCGGAAGTTCCGTATGTTCCAGAATTATCACCGCTTATTATATTGATTCCGGTTATCACTATGTCGTCACTTGACACTGCCGGCATGCTGATATAATCTTTGAGTTCAATGCTCGGAGTAACGTCCAGATTCCATCCGACAAACTGCAAGCTTCCGTTGCTGTCCAGGCGAGCGTTCGCAGTCTCAAGCATTGCTGCCCATCCGAACAACTGACGAAACGTCATGTTTTCCGGAATCTCTGACACGATCAGATTTCCATGAGCCATGGAGACTTCTGACGGAATACCAAGAGTCTCACACGCATCTCTAACAAGAGTCTCTATTGACTGTGGCAGAACCAGATGAGATATATAAGTTGCGTTCGTTTTATACATATCGTCCAAAGCGGTAAAACTAAGGATTTCGCCATATTGTTCTGGTGTCGTAATTGTATAAATACCTTTATCAATGGTTTCGACTCTGTCTTCTGTCGCTGCTTTTGTTGCCAGAATCGCACCGCCACTCTGGTCAAGAATTGGCTCATAGTTTTCATCCAGCAATTCATCTGTTGTAGCCAGACTTGCTACGGAGGTCTGCATTTTAAGATACGCATGAACTTTTGCCATGTAGAAATTATAGTTTTTCCATTGGTCGGAGGTGTTGTCCAACTCCAAAGTCATGGACTTGCAGATAACGCAACCGATTGGAAAACTGCTACTTTCTGCACAATCGGAAAAAGTGCAGTTTTCGCCCATGATTTCATCTTTCACTGTTTTTACAGTTCCGTCAGGAAAGGTGATTTCCACTTCCTGCCAGACTTTTTCTCCGTCCTGTAATTTCTGTTTAAACGCGTCTGATACATTAATCAAGTGGATTCACCCCCTGCATGTTACAAGATATCTTGGAATAGTATTCTTCACCAGGTGCCACACAAGCCAGGGAAAACGTTCCTTTTCCAACATAGAATGATTCTGTGCGCCAATCATGGTGTCTGATGGAATAGTGGTACAAATTAAAAGGTTTTCCATGTATTATTGCGTTTATAAGTTCTTCTGCTTCTGCCACCGGTATGTTGCTAGCCTCATAGCCATACTGAACAACTGTAAATAACGGAACCAATATGGCTTTTCCGAATTGCGTACGATTGCTTCCTTCGGAGTAAGTTGTTTCAAAATTGCACGTCATATCCTTGTCTGGCTGAGGCATGCGCTTGCCATTTATTTTGTACCTGTCCGTTATAGACTTGCTCAATAATATAGACGCCATGCACTCACCTCCTATGCCAGTTCAAACGGGTTTCTACCGCTTGTATTTTGTCTCAACTTTGCTTCTTCGATAATTTCGTCAAATACTGTTCTTCGATTGATCTGAGCAGTAAAACGATAATTTCCACTACTCTGCTGCCCGCCAGTTTCCTCACGAACAATTTTTCTGAGCAGTGCTTCTGGTGTTTCAATGTTATTACCCTGCTTCTGATCACCAAGGACAGCCAGAAATTCGCTTCTAGGTGGAATAACTGCACCTTTTGCGAGATAAGGTACTGTTGGAACCCTCGGAAATGTTGCACTAAATCCGATCGTCTTAGAGCCGAATGGTGTAGGCACTTCCCACGGACCAAATGACATTGCAGATTCAATTCCACTGATCGCGCCGTTCACCGTACCGATTGCGCCATTTACGATACCGATAACTTTATTGAATATCTCTTTAACTTTGTTTTTAATACCCTCGAACGTATCAATAACCTTGTCTCTTGCACTTTTGAATTTATCAACGATTCCATCAACTATCCTCTTTACAACTTCTTTTATAGTGGACCATATAGCGCTCCACTTTTCTTTTGCACTTGATTTGATACCATTCCAAATAGAAACAATCTTTTCTGCCAAATCACTAAGTTTGGATTTTATTCCATCGACGAAAGCTATGGTTTTGTCTTTAATCCAACTCCATACCGCACCTGCAACTTCTTTTATTTTGTCCCAGTTTTTGTACAGCAATACACCAATCGCAATGCAAGCTGTTACTGCTGCTATAAAAATTCCGCCCGGTCCGACAGCTGTCGCAATGGCTTTGATTCCACCAATAATGCCGCCAGAGCCGGTCATGAGTGCAATAAGACCCTTAATGAAACTTGCTACTGTCGTTATACTTCCTGCGATTCTCGAAGCTAAGCCTGCAATCTTCGCTGCCGCAAATGCTCCAATCAAAGCTGTGCCGAATGCTTCAATGATTGATTGATGATCCGCAAAAAAACCAGCCAAATCCGATATCAGATTAATCACTGTTGGAAGCCCTATCTCAATGATCCATTTCAACATTGGGAGAACGATATTGTTGTAAATCCATTCAAGAACATTTCCAATGGATTCCAGAATTGGTGCAAAAGTCGCTGTCAGATTACTAATAGATTCCAACAACGGATAGAAGTCCAAATTTGCCGCCCATGTTGCTGTATCCTCTGCGATTTTTTCAACAAACTGCATAACCACCACAAGGGCGTCTGCAATGTTCTGTATGATCTGCGTTCCAACATTGTTCTTATTCCACGCATCCGCAAAACCGGATGCAATATTCCCGATAGTTTTAAGAACGTTCTGAGCAATCCTCAGCATGGTTGTAAGTATCGTTGTGCCTGTGCCGTTTGTCCAGACCTCTACAAGGCTTTTACCTACACTTACAGCGAGCTTTTTGAGTCCATCAAGTGCGACTTTTGCTGCATTAATGGTATTCTTACCCTCTTTTTCCCATGCGTCCTGGAATGGTTTCCAGAGTTTCTTGAGCAGGTCAGCAAGTTTCTTTGCGGAATCGCTAATTTTATCAAGCGCGGTTTCACCTTCTGCGAGATTTCCGTAGTCCACATTACCAACTGAACTCGGAAGACCGCTGTTACCTGCTCCACCACTTCCACCAGATGAAGATGGTGTGGAAGATGAATTGCTGCCAGTAGATGTGACTTTGTGAACTTCATCAAGTGACGAAAGATAGTTTTTTGTTACTTTATTCGCTTTTTTTGTTGCTTTTGCATTGTCGTTCGTGGCATCTGCCAGTTTTTCTGCATTATCTGCCGCCTGTCCATACTGGTCCGCTGTATCTGCGATCGCGTCTGTTCCGGCAAGACCCGCTCCACTTCCGCTCGTTTGACCGGAAGATTTCTTGCCAGTAATAAGCTCCGTGAATGACTTAAATGCGTTTGCCAGAGTCGCCAGTTTACCGAGAAGAATATTGATTACTTTCAGAACAGGTGTAAAAATATTAATCAGCCCTTGTCCGACTGTTGCCTTGAGGGACTGCAACTGCAACTGCATCACTCGCACCTGGTTCGCCCAGCTGTCAGAAGTACGAATGAAGTCACCAGATGCGGCTGATAACTGTTCCTGCACAAAAGCAAAGCGGAGAGCAACTTTCTCCTGTTCGGTCATGGCAGATGTGGTTTTGCCATAGCCGTTTGCAAGTGCATACTGGTCAAGTGCCGACTGGGTCATTACCACGCCCAAATCTTTCAGCGTTTCCGTTTCGCCCGTAAACACTGATTTCAGCTTGATATAAGCCAAGTCCTGACTGATGTTATAGAATGATGCCACATCACCAGTCAACTGTGTTAGAGCCGTTGACATGTCGTAAGCCTGTGCTTCTGAGAATCCGAACGACTTAGACATTGCTCCGAACGTTCCGACATACCTTTTTGCCATTGTCTCTGACAGTCCGGCTGAGGTCATGGCGTTCTTTGCAAATTCATTTACTTTGTCAGACATGGTAGTGAATGTAACATCGACCACGTTCTGAACTTCTGCGAGGTCAGAGCCAAGTTCCACGCACTCTTTTCCAAACTGCACTAACTTACCAACTGCAAACGCTCCACCAATCAGCAGACCGATTTTTTTTACAGCACTCCCAAGGCCGTTAAATGACTGTTTTATAGCTGATACGCCATTTTGTACACCGGTTGTATCCATTCTGGTATCAATAATGACTGAGCCATCAGCAGCCATGCGTCCACCTCCTAACTATTTGAGGTTTAACATCTCATTCAGCGCATCCTTGTACGCTTGCTCCTCTTCGCTGAGACGTGTTTTTATATCAATAATGTTCTTATTTTCCTGATAGAATTTCTTTTCCCATTTATCGAGCTTTTCGCCCTTTGCCTTTTTTGAACGAATTCCAACTACGGTATTAAAAAGACATTCACCAGATTCCATGAAATATCCAAAGAACGTCCACCAGTGCATATACGGAACGGCCCTGATTTCTTTTCCGGCAACTTTATTTACAGCCGGTACAATCATATCTCCATCCTGTTCCCAGTCCATCAAACGGGGCTTGGGGTGGTTCGGATTATCGTCCAACTGTCCGCAGTCGATGAACTCCGATGCTTTCTGACAAGCTTCATCCAGACATTCAGCCGGTATACTCTGCCAGTCCTCAAACAGGATCTGTAGCATAACAACTGCTTTTGCCTGCTCGTCTAATTCCGGGTCGTTCATGGCAATTAGAATGTCAATAATCGCGTGAAAATCCGTTCTGATAGAAAAATCCACCCCACTGATATTTAGTGAGGTGGGAAGCTCATAGGCGGTCATTTTGTATACTTCTCCGTATACTTATTGACTGCTGCCTGCATTTTCTTTTTTCTCTTTTCGATTTCCGGTGCGATTGCTTTTGCGATCTTGTCAAGTACGATGTAGGCGAATACCTGACCATTGCCGAATACAGTAGTCGCTGTGATCGGCTCCTTGAACAGGTCTTTTGATGCTTCATATCCGAGCAGATAGTTGATTTTGTCTTCGATCTGTTTGTTCAGTTCTGCCACTTCCTTACCAGATGTGACTTTTTGAATAGAATTTTTAAGCTGGTCAAAGGACTCTCCCAGTTCCTCCGCACGTGCTGCTACATTGATATCAGTCGGGTTAAGCTTGAAAGAAGAAAAAACTTCGTCTTCGTTGTTGGTAAACGTGAATGTAAAAATTCCATCATCAATTTTGGTATTAATTACTTTTGCCATTTGGCACGTCCTCCTTGTATATGTGTTTATTTGCCGTCGGCTGTGAATGTACCGGAACTGATATCAAATTTTCCTTTTACACGTTCGCCAGTATAGTTGACGGTAAATGGAATCTGATAGCCAGATGTATCACCACCGTAGGAGGTTGGCACGACGTAGCAGTCCTGCTGATATGCTTCATATTTGCCTTCCGTAGCTTCTGTCCAGAGATGAACCTCAACTACTTTTGTCTTGAGGTTATCGTCTTTGAGGCGTCCATCTACAATCTTCTGTAACGCCGTGAACAGATCAGATGTGGTGTCCGCATAAAACGGATCAGCGTCAGAAGAAACTTCGTAACCGTTATGCTTAAATGTGGATTCTCCAAGAATGTTTTTAGATGTTTCGGTATCTGGATTGAGCTCTACATTGTACTCTTCCAGATCTTTTCCAAGACGCTCATACTTCGGTGTCAGTCCTCCGCAGAGGGAACCTGCATCGATATAATGAGCCATATATTTACGGTCAATTTTGCCTGTAACTGCCATAGAAATGTCCTTTCTGCCTATAACTTTTAAAAGGCTGTGTAGGTTAGCGACCATCTCCGATTGATAGCCGGTTGTTACTTGTTATATTACTTCATAAGTGTTTTCGTAGCGTACTGACAATGGTAATAACCAATCCTGTGCGCCACTCTCCTGTGGCTCTAAGCCATAGGAATTATCACGGGTAATGCGTTTTATCACTCGCCCCTGTGAAAGCTCTGGAAACGCATTTAAACGTGTCTCAGAGCCATTTATGATAACTGGTTCTCGGCATATCCATTTACCAAGATTATCAAGGAATTTCTGAACAGATAATTTCTGTCTTTCCTTGTCGGATGCTGTTCGGTATACCACATAAAATGGATACTGGCATACCTGGTGCATTGTTCCGCAAACATCTTCTTTTTCTGAATAAATCAACGCCCCGTTGTCTGCCGAGAATGCAATTCCTGATTCCTTGCCAAGTTCCTCGAATTTGATTGTTTCATTTTCGTATAGTCCTGGATACTGGTTCAGAAGTGCTTTCATGGCATCTGTCAGAATCTCATATCCGGTTGCATCTTTTCCGATAGGCTTATCCGCCATGTCTGCCACCTCCTGCCTGTGCTTTTACTTTGCGAAGCCATGTACTGCCGTATTTTCGTTTAGCGGCATCGAACCATTCAGCTTGCGCCTGAGTATGCGGTGATTTTGTATATTGAAGATTCTCTTTTGCATTCGTTTTACCGGAATACTGGCTCACAAGAACCTTTTCTGCATCGTGTCTTGCCCATGTACTACCTGTTGCGGGGTCGACCATGGTTTTTCCAAAATAAAGAAAGCGTCCATAAGGAGCCGCCGCCGCGCATACAAATCCAGTCCCTTGCATTGATGTACTTTTGACTCTTGTTCGGTCAATAAAATCTCCTGAAATCATTGGCATAAACTCTATCATGCTGTCCATAACCATTCCATCAAGGAGATACTGAGCTTCTTGGTATTGTCTGGAGAACCTGTCCATATTCAGTTTGATTTTCATATCTCCATCGACTACGGAGAACCCTTTAAAATGATGAATTTTATTCATATCACTTACCCAGAATCTCAAAGTGTGGAATCAGTGTATACGGACCGCCTACACTGGTAATCTTGAATACGTTATCCTTGTTCTCGTTCATGTACTGATAGAATCCGCTCCGATAATCACCATCAGTTACCGTCCCACCAGTCCATTCACCCTCCCAGAAGAACGATTCATCTGAGAATGTGATAGTATCCTCTAGAGCGTTGTTGATCTGCTGTTTCCACTCTTTAGGCGGCACCCATGGGAGAATCTTACCGTCTCTATCAGTAATGGTTATATCGCCGTTCTGGACAATATAACGGATGTGTAACTGTGCGTTGTCAGTTGCATCTGGTCCGTACTTTTTAAGGATTGCCCCTTTGTCCGTAATGAGGTCAACACCAGATAGTACATGAGGATACCAGTACGCATCTCTTGTTGTCGGACTCTCATAATAATTGAAAATCGTCACAGTTTTTTCGTACATGATACCCTCTCCTTAATTATTCTTTCTGCACTGTCTGCTTAATAACCTGATTCACACCAGTAGCCGACAATCCGTTAAACATACCGACTGCAACTGCTGTGATATAATCCGTTGCCGGGAAATCCGGGATAACTCCCATTCCGACTGCTCCGAGAATTCCACCAATAACCGCCATGATTACCGGAATCCATTCATCGGAGATTCTTTTTGATGCTTTACAGCCCATTCCTACGATGTAGCAAATCATAACAATTGCTATACATGAGCCAAGCGTTGAAATGTCCATATGATCACACTCCTTTATAAAACTGGTTTGCATTTGTCAGACCATTCCTTTTCTGGGTAATGGCTAACAAATCTGTTACACTCATCCCGACCTTTTATATGCGTAAAGAAATATTTCCCACATTCCGTACATTTTCTTTGAATTTCTAAAAATCTTATATCATTGCCATTTGATCCGTGCGTCCAGTGCCAGCAGATCACTTCGCTGTTCTTATGTTTACAAAGTATTTTTCTTAAAAATCCTTTCATGCTCACACCCCCGCATATAATATCGGCATTCCATCATTTGTCCTTACTCCCATCAGAAGCGGTAGAGCCGTCTTATAAAGTAAGTCGTTTGTTTTCTGTATATCTCCGGCGGCGGCATACACCGCACTCCATTCCTTTGCGCCCGATGCTTTCTGCTGAGGTGTGGCGTAAGAGATGGATTCACTGCCAGAAGATACAGATGTTACAATGCCTGTTGAGATGTTCCCGACATTTATGTCGGTTACATTTGCCGATGCCTGATTGATAGCATTCTTTTCAGCAAGCTCAATCTGATACATTAATTCAGCCAGTGAGCAGACCGCCTTTTTAATACGCTTCTGCGAGCGTCCATTCGTCGGCAGTCCATCCACCAGTCTGTCAAACGTCATTGTGTCCACAAAACCACTGGCTCTTTCTGCCAGTCGTGGAAAGTCGGCTTCTGGCACGACATTTCCGAATGATTCTGTATAGAATTTATAATCTGCATAAGCCATGCCAGTTACCTCCTGCGTTTATGATTTTGCTGTTACGCTTGCACTTCCGGCATTCAGTGCTTTGTATGTTCCGTCGCACTCAACCACTGTGATCTTCTGTCCGGTTGTTGCCTTAATATCGGATTTTCCATCCCAAGTACTCCAGTTTCTGAGATTCTGTCCATATCCGACAGTTACTGCTTCTGCCGCAACTTTGTATTTATATACGTTGTTGGCATTTTCTTTAGCTGGATTTACAGTGATTTTTGTATCACCAGTTGCTGTTCCTGCCGCAGATGTTACTGTCAGAGTACCAAGCGTTGGTGTTTCGTCAATGGTAATTACTGCAATTGCGTCAATGTACTCTGCAAAAAGAGTAAGTCCCATAACTGCGAACGCTTCGGACACTGCGGTGTGGTAGTTACCCTGAGTGTGGAATCCGATCAGATTTGTCTCTCCAGATACGGTGTATACAAGTCCTGCTCTTGCAAAGTCAGATTCATTCGGATCAACATAATACAGAACGATGTTCTCAACAGGGGTAGCGATAACCTGTCCTCTCGGGATTTCGCTGTCAGACAGTAAGAAGATTGTATTGAATCCCATAAAATCTTTCATGTACTGGAATCCGAACTGGTTCTGAATAGTGATCTCAGCTGCTCCGAGATATTCATATACGTCCAGAATGTTCACAAATCCAACAACACCAGTCACATTTCTGTGCATCTGCTTGAATTTGTTCTCTACACGGCCTTTAGCCATTGCCAGAGCCATCTGGAATGTAGTTTCTGTGGAAGTAAGTGTACCGGTTTTCAGATAATCATAGAATCTGCCGGTAACATCAGTCTGAAGCTGGAAAAGGAATTCGTCATCGGTCATCTGAACAGCGTTCTCATAACCGTGATCCTTGATTGCTTCGATAGATACAGCCTTTGCGTACTTTTCGATAGTCATTTCCGCATATTTCTTTTCTTTTACAACGAATTTGCTGTAAGGGATTTCCTCTCCCTCTGCTACTTTTCCGCTCTGTAAAGTACCCTCTGCGTACTTGGACTTGAGTGTAGCACCTGGCTGTTTTTTGATAGGCCTCATGATACCCAGAATATCACGTAAGTGCTGCCAGTTTCTTTCGAATCTGGTAACAAAATCAATCTCACGTGCTGTAACCTGAATATCATTACTCATAATAAGATTAGCTTTTGCTGCCATATAAAAAATCCTTTCTACCCATAATTGTTAAGGTATTGGGTTAGCGGCTATACTCTGGCGTATAGTCGGTGTAAAAAAATCACTGGAATAACTGGATATTCTGTGCAATTGCAGCCTGCCTTTCGGATGGGTCTTTGATTGCTTCGATATCTTTTTTAGTCATACTTCCCGGTGTCTGCTGCTGTCCAACATGTGTTGTAAATCTTGCCTGGTTCTGCTGAGCCTGCTGCTGAGATTCATCCACAAAAGCGGATGCGTCAGACTGCTTCATCTGTTCAATCAGATCATTTAATCCGAGAATTTTGCCGTCTTTCAGCTTTAATCCTGCTTCTTTGATGTCTGCCATAACAGACCTCTTAGCTGCTTCACTGGAAAATTTAACATCGTCGAGTGCCGCTTTGAGTGCGTCTGAGAAATCACGGTCGTAGATTTTTGCATTGAATTCTTTCTCTGCATCTGCCGCTTTCTGTTTCCAAGTCTCTAGCTCGGTCTTAACATTTGCCGGGTCGATACCGTCAAAGCCTTTCAAGGTTTCTTCTGCTGTCTCAGCACGTTCTTTCCAGTCGTCTCGTTCTCCCTCAAGCTTTGACAGGGTTTTCGCTACCTCTTTAGCATTCTTGTAATGTTCAGAGAGTGTTTTCTTCACATCTGCCTGTTTGTCCTCTGGGATTTCGATTCCAAATGATTTTAATGTGTCAATAAGTTTCTGCATATATATCCTCCTGGTCGTGTTTATTGACCTGCCGCCGCAGGTAAATGGATTGAGCCAGTTAGACCACTGGCAGGGTAACGGTGCATACACGATTCGAACGTGTACAACATTTCTGTTGGATAGGTTAGCAACCTACTCTGATACCATTACAGCAATGCACCATATTCAACCACGATTAGGATTTCTCCTTATTCACCATACTTGCAACCATATTCAGCCACTGTGACGATAAGTCTGAGCTTTCGGGAGCGACCCTGAGCTTCTTACCGCGGTCAAAGCACACATGGGAATGTCACCCACAAATTTCACGGTTCTTTCAGAAAATGTTTTTCATAGCAAGAAAATTTTTTCTATGAATTGCCATACCGCTACTTTAACGAATCTCTTGTGTTATACCCTAATTTCTCAGGTTCAAGGCAAATCAGCTTAACGAGATTTCCGTCTAGTCTGTGGTCTCTCACACCGCTCACATCAACGGATTATTCTTGCACAGCAAGCGTCTATTGTACGCCGACCACAAGGATTCTGCTTTTGGTCTCTTTATGATGATACACTACAAGGTGTGTTGGAAGTTTCTTCCTCCTCTAACAGAATCACTTCTGCTAAAAAGATGGTTGATAGTCCAGTATCCCGAACTACTCTATCTTACATAACCCTGTATCTCAGCTAGACTGAAAATCTATCTGCACTGAGTTAACCATGTTTGAAATCGGAAAGGGTGGACTCGAACCACCGACGTCAAGGACTATGCGTCCTCCGCTCTTCCACCTGAGCTACATTCCATTATGCTTTTCGGTCCGGACACCAGATAGCAGGATAAGCAATAACCTTTTCTCATGAGATAAATTCAGCCGAATCATAGACCGCCTATATACAGACAGCGTAATTCCAACCAAATTAATTGCAGGAGACGGATTTGAACCGCCGTTCTCAAGGATATGAACCTTGCGAGATTCCGCTTCTCTATCCTGCGATGTACATGTTTGGAAGAACCATTTCAGCACGTTCACTTATTGACTACTAGAGGAAGTCACTATATCACCGATAGACAGTACACATTCGGAACTCGGTTATACATTCCTGCGCACTGCCCTGTGCTTTTCCTACCACCAAACTTTCAGTCTCCAAACAATGGGAAAGATAGGAATTGAACCTATAATGTTTACCACAAGGGAACGGTTTTACAGACCGCCGCAACACCACCAATCGTTGCCGCTTCCCCATAACCCGGATTTCCGGGTTAGCAAGATATTTTACGTGCTATGCCTAACACGAGACGTTTCGGGCTACGTCAACACCGCCTATACGGTCGCGCACCTCTGCACGGGTTGAGTTCCACTGTTCAGTTATATGCTCACAAGGAGGTATGCCGTCATGCGCTAACGGCAATGGTACGTGTCGGAAATCGCATCCGCTTTTCAACCTCCAGATTCTGCCTGAACCTGTTTCTGTTAAGGACACGCACCTAAGAAAGGAGGAATCAATGAAAAAATGTCTATGTCAAGTGGTTGCAGCCACTTACAAATCTTCCTTATGAATACATTTTACCACAGAACCTCCAAAAAGTTGTGGTACATGTTTTAGCCAATTAGAGCATATCCCGGAGTTTTTCCACGTATCTCTTGACAAGATCACGTTCCTCCCGACACTCCGCATCTTTAGACATATCGCTCATTTCTGTTGTAAGTTCGTCCAGATGTTCTTCCAGAGCGGCAAGCATCTTCCTTTTGCAATCCTCAGATTTGCCGGAACGATAGCTCTGCTTCTGTGTCATATAGTCGTCATAAGCATCTCGTCCGTCAGAACGACTGTAATGCCCTCTGACATAATGTTCACCACGTCTGGCATAAGAATTGCCCCTGTCGTAATCTGGCATCATTCTGCCATCATTTGCGCTGTATCTCCCCATACTGTCACGTTTTCTTCCACGTTCGCTGTAATCGTCATTGTATCCGCCGCGCATTTCATCAAGGACAGTGTTGTAATACTCCACTTTCTTGTCCCAGTACTGCGTATTCTTGATATCTTTGTACATATCAATCAGCTTGTATGTCATTTCCAGATTTCCGGTGGTCAGTCCGCTGTCAGCAATTTTGGACAGTTCGTCTTCAATTCTTGCACATAAGTCTTTAATGTCTCTCATAATCACACCTCCTATGCTTCTCTGGTCACAACAATGTTTGCGTTCGCAACAGAAACAGCCTGATCGCTTGTATTCTCTACTGCGATATTAACGCAACATCCGCGAGGTACATCAATATAGATTCCAGATGACACATTGTTGTACTGGTCTACTGCTGCCGGTGTGGAAATCATCTGAGAAGAAAGAACCGGCTCACCAGATATTGCAATAGCCAGAGAGATAGCCCCGACAGTACCACCTGTTGGAATTGCAATATTACCAGAGAAGTCCACGAAAAATCTAGCCTTGCATTGGTTAGTAAGTCCTCTCAGCGTAATGATTCCACTTCCCTCCCTGTGCTGAATGCAGTTAGAACCTTTAACTGCTGTGTTTGAAAATACTACGTTTCCATTTGCTGCTACAGTCTGAGCAGCTACATTTGTAAATTCTGCCATAAAAATACTCCTTTCATATCACAAAAGGACAGGTCTCAGCCTGCCCCTCTGTGTAATACGGCATAAGCCGACATCCGAATCAATCGAAAGATACTCTCGATATGAAGTTGTTAACAATTACATCCGGTGTTGCATCCGCATCCGTAATATGTGTTCGGGTTAGGAACCTGATATGCCGGAATCGGTGCTGGATTAATCGCATTAATGAGCTGCTGTGTCTGTGAAGCCATTGCAGTTGTGAGAAGTGCAGACTGGCGATCCTGAGAAGCAGCGCGTCTGAGGTCATTGTTTTCAGCCTGGAGATTGGATATCTTCTCGTTGCACAGGTAATCAAGGATTGCCCTTGTTCCGGCGTTCTGGCTGTCGATAATGTCTCTAGTGTTGTTGTTCATGGTGTTCTGGAGTGCACAGGTATTCTGAGCCATGTTGTAATTCACGCCCTGGATTGCTTCTCTGGTTTCACAGCAGCAGTTTGCAAGCTGCGCCTGGAGTGCATTGGTATTCTGCATATTTGCTACAGTGTCAGCGTTAATAGCCTGCTGGATACCGAAACCAGTCTGCATGATGTTGGTGTTGATTCCATTGAATCCGGTAAGCATACCATTATTCATGGCATAGAAGCCATCACACAGGCCACTATTGATTCCGTCAAGCTTGCTGATCACTGCGGAGTTATCAAATCCTCTCTGAATATCCGCCTGAGTAGCTGCTGTAGCTACATATCCTCCGCCGTTTCCATTATTGCCCCAGCCGTTGTTTCCCCATCCGCAAAATGCGAACAAGAAAAGCACGATAAGCCACCATGCGCCATCTCCGCCAAACATTCCATCATTTCTGTTGTTTCCGGTCAAAAGAGCAACGTCTGATGCTGTTAAATTTCCATCCATAGTTATAATCTCCTTTTTGTGTATTTACATTAATCTGGCCAGATTGTAATGTACTATTTCATTCCTTTCAACAGATTCTGAAACTGCCCTGCCATCTGCTGAACCTGATTAAGTTGCTGTTGGGAAATCCGTCCAGACTGTAGCATTTTCTCAACTTCTGCTTTCGGATCTCCTTTAAAATTCTGCTTAAACTGCATAAACTGCTGTATCATCTGCATTGGTCCGTTTCCCTGCGGCATCCCACCACCGAGGGTGTTGAATAATGGATTACTCATCTGCATTTCCTCCTTTGGCCGCTGATTCCTGTATGGTATTAGCGCTGACAGGCTCAGAAAATGAATTTAATCGGTTTATGATAGCTTCGTATTTGCCCTTTAAATCGTTATATTCCTGTCTGGTGACATATTTACTGTCCATGTTCTGAACAGGCTGTTTAGGTGGCATCTGAGCGCCTATTTCATGGTATTCAAATGTCCGTAGTGGTTGTGGCATACCAGAAACGTCTGTGGATTTTATGTAGAACTTTTCGCTTTCGCTGTCCATCAGCAAAACACTTGTCCCAGGTGCTACCAGATAGGATTTTGCGCCTACTTCGCCAGATACCCACAGGATACCATTGTTATTCTGTTGGGGTTGCTGTATTGGTTGAGTTGGCATCTGGACAGGCTGTTGCTGAAACTGATTCATCTGTCCCGGAACGCCAAAACTATATTGATAAGGACTGTTATATAATGCCATCTTATGCACCACCTTTCTGATTATATTTTTGCATAAAAAAAGAACCGGAAACAGTTCGTTTCTGGCTCTAATTAGTGTCTAAAAAGTATCAGCATACTTTAATTATTTTATTGTTCACTCTCCGACTTAATCTTTTCGCCGTGGATATACTCACGTTCATTTTCTCAGCACAGTACTCAAGCGTATATTCCTTGCATCTCAGCCGGAACAGTCTTTCTTCATCCGGTGTGAAATTACACTCTGTCAAGAACCTGTCTATATCTTTCTTAGTGAATACATATAACTTCATGAGCATACCCCTTATTAATGCAATTAACGTTGATTCTGTGCAAGATAATTTGTAAGCTTCTGTTTTGTTTTTTTTAATTCCTCCACATTGTTGCCGCTGATCTGACTGTCCAGCATGGTCGACAATACTTCCAGAATTAATGAATCTCGTTCTGCAATTCTCCGAAGACTTTCATAATCTCGTCTATCATGTTCTTCCAGTGTCTCTACTCGCTTATTGAGTCGGAACGCCGGTGTAATCCATTTAAAGATTACAGCTGCTGCACCTCCAACAATGGACACTCCTCCGCAGACTGAAAGAAACAATTGAATAAATTCCTGTATGCTCATTTAGCTACTCCTTTTTCCCAGTAGTATACCGGGATCTCATTACCGCTATCCCATGTATCGAAATATTTGCCGTTCTGCGCTGTCACCACATGGCCATCTATGCAGAGGATATATGTACCTGTCGGATGATCTGCGCAAAAGTCGTTGACTGTATAGATATATCGCTCTGACTGTTCAATCAGTTTACGTCTGTATCCATGCTTATAGAGGTACGCACCCCAAACATAATTTGCACTTGGCATATCTGATAGAGAACACGCTTGTACCATTAGCCCAGCGAATACCGTTTCCCAGTCCTGCCCGGTTGCCTTGCATATTGCCCGGACAACGCAATCTCCTGTTCTCTTATCCTTAACAGGATTCGGATTGAAATATTCCCATCTATCCATCAGTCAATCCCCTTTGCTGTCTTATATCGTTTCGCCGCTCCGCTGGCTTTTGCGGCGTTCTGGCGTTTCCACTTCGCAATCATAAGTCGGTCTTGCAGTTCCCTCAGGTCGTTCTGCTTGCAGTAATCTTTGTATGCAGCATTTTGTTTCTGTAAAAGATAAGACTTCCGGTCAAGGTCTTGCTGTAATGCGAATTTCGCCTTTTCATTTGGTGCATTGTCAACTCCTGCTTGCAGTCCAAGGACTTCTCTCTTTGTCTTTCGGATTCTCCGCTCATAAGTACGTTGCCGCTGTTCCTTTTCGTATTGTTTGCCTTTGTTGGCTTTATCCTGTGCTGATAGTTCTGTATAGGGATTCGGCATTCCTTCCACCCAAACTGAAAAATGATGCCTGCAATTTACTCCGCATATTCCATCAGCTTCGCCATAATGACAATTTTCAATAAAATCTGGATATTGGCTTGCTTTTTGCTCCAACATTCTACGGTATTCTGGTGTATCTCGTTCCTGAAAAAATTCCGGCTTAATTTCTTTTAATTTTTCCCAGTCTATGGAAAATACCTGCCCTTGCCATACTTCGTGGCTTGGGCGGCTTCCTATATGTGCCGATGTCAGTACTAAACCATATCCCATTTCTTTCATTCTTGTCAACTGAATATCAGCACACGCCTGTGCCACACCAGTTCTGACAGAACGTGCAACCGCTGTTTCAATCGTGTCTTTTCTGCCAGATGGATATGTGACTGTCACACCATTGCTTACAACGTTGTTAACTGCTTCTTTGATGGCTTGCGTATACCCAACTGCCCCTGTCATTACATGATTATATGCAAGGTCGCATTGCTCGATATAGAGCCTCTGAGCGGCACTTGCGGTTGTCCGTGTGAAGTTCTTCCACTCGCCCATGGTCGCAAGCATATTCCGCTCCATGAGCCTTATCATAGCTGGAGACTGTTCGAGCGGTACGGGGCTTAATCCTGCCGCCTTGTATACCTTATCATCATAGTTCATTGCAGTGATTCCGGCATCTTCAAACGCTTCAAGAAGCTCCCGTTGTTCACGTTTAGTGTATCTGGATAATTCCGCTAGAATGTCCTCTAGCAGTTCACCGGATTCCTGTAGTGTTCTGATTCTCCACGCATCGGCATTGGTCAGAATATAATCCTCACCTCTGCCGATTCTTGCCATCATTCTCGACACGATTTCAGAGATGATATACTGGTGCAGTTCTTCAGCAATCTGCTCACTGCCCTCTGTTATCCGGCGTAAATATTCTGGGCTTAACATAACTATTCATCTCCAAACAGTTTCGGTTCGTCTGGCTGAGCTTCTTTGACCATTGTTTTAACCTCATTACTCTTCTTCAAAAAAGCCTCTCGTTTTGTTTTCTTCTTTGGCTTCCTGTGAAATTTTTTTTGCTTCCTCTTCGGTATATCCATAAAACTTCACTAAATAACGCCAAAATGTTACATGTCCGGAATTTACATAACTGTACCACGCTATCCTGTCTTCTTCTCTGTTGTATGTAAAATCGCCAAAATCATAATTAACTATATACTGGACGTATTTCTTTTTCTTTTCGTCGTAAATCCAGTTAGAATCTGGTGCGATGCCATACAAATCTGCAAATGTATTTAAGGCGTATATAGTGTCATTCAAACAACACTCTAGTTTATCCCGAACGTCCTTGACAAACTGAATTGTCCGTTGGTCGTCTGCTTCTACCTGCGTAGCCGTCACCATACCGGTTTTTTCATTAAAAACAAAATATCCGTTAGAGAATCCAATCTTATATCCTATCTGGTTTAGAAGGGCATTCATGCCGACTATACGGGTATCTGTATTGAGAACTGGATTAATTTCTTGGTAGAATTCTTTCGCGTCCTGTCCGAATACATTCTTAACAAAGTGCGGTAACCTCATCTCATTCCGTCTGTTCTCCATGCCCTGTGGCGACATAGCTGATACAGGTGCGCCGTTTGGCATCAGCAGTCTATCATCTGCCAGAACAGTCTTCTGCGAGTCAAAAATTTCTCCGGCATTTCTGCTGTATGCAATGTCGAAGTCTTTTAACTCTTCAATGGCTTCAGCAAAAATTGGAAGTCCCAGTGGTGTACTGATATCCACGTTGTTCGCCTGTGGTGTCCGAAGTACTCCGTATAGAGGTCCGTCCAGCTTCTCACCGTTTGCTTTGAGAATTGGCGGTGTATCTGCCATGAGGTCAGCCCATTTGGTCTGTTTAAGGTCGATCTTATCTCCGATGCTCTGAGGGGATTTCGACACATAAGCCCTGTTAGAAACGTAGTACGGATAGGTCGTCACGCCATCTATTGTGGTCTCAACAAATCTATGATATTCAAGCCTTGTGTAATATTTCCGTCCAACTGTATAAGAATCTTTAAATATAATCCCCTTGATTTCTTGGTTATCATAATCTACGATTATCACATCTGCCGGAGTAAATATGTCAAGGCTCTCACCGTTTGGCTTAATGAATACCGTTCCGTATGCACAGCCGTACTCTACCCAGTGCCGGATTTGAAAATATACTTTATCAATCTGCTCCTGCAACCACGTAGCCCTTGCGGAACCATCAATCTGAATGCCAATCGCCAGTGTTGTGAGCCGAGCTGTTTCTGAGCAGACAGATTTGGCGAAATTGATTGTCTTGATATTATTCTTATCGTCCAGCCATTCCGGCACTCCCCTGTAGATGTTCGCACACCGGTTAATCAGTGATTCCATCTCTGGAAATTCTGCTGCCTGGATATTAAAATCCTCTTCGGCTTGTTTTTTGAATATCATGTTAAACCACCTTTTTAGTGTTGTTATAAGTCCCATTATGCACTATGTCCTCTTCTCATCGACAATGGACTTGTCGCATACCTGAGAGAATCTATCCAGTGATCGTTACCATCTGGATAATCTGCGATAACTTCTCCATTGCTATCTACTTCATGTTCATAATTGATAATTTCCTTGTATGCTCTAGGCGTTCGTGCCGGATCAATGACTAACGTTCGGCACTGTAACCACTCAAAAGTATATTTGCGGCTACCTGGTGTAACAATGGCTCTGCGTGCCGGAAGTCCTGCATCTCGGAAGTCAATAATGCTTTCTTCTTCATCAACTCCGCAAGATATTGAATAATCATCATATCCTTTTTTCTTTATCTGGTTAGCCATTTCCTTGTTTCTTATCTTGGGACCTCCAAGTTCGTCTAATAAAAAAACTTTTTCCTGATTAGGGACATAAGCTACACGGAGAAATGCTTTAGGATCTGGATACCACCCCCAGTCCTGTCCCTGGTAAATGCTTTGATACTTCTGAATCTCTTCATCTGTTATTGTCCGAATCTCCAACAGCTCAAAAATATTTGTTCCAAGTCCAACCGGAAGTCCTAAATATTCATGGTCGTAAGCTCTCTGATTTGTCTTTCTCAAATGCTCCGCATCATCAATAAATTGCTGTCCAAGCCATTCAACAGGAACTGATCTGTAATCGCTCTTATGCCTGTAGCTGTCGTCTCGTGGCTCTTCTACATACACATTCGCCCAGTTGCTCCGGCTAATTGGCGGATTGAATGTCTTAAATACAACAAACTTACTGCCACCTCGAAGGACTGACTGCTGCACTGTACGAATTTCTTCAATGCCCGAAAATTCGTCAAGTTCCTCGAACCAGAGATACTTAAAATATCCCTTGCTTGCTTTAATAGATTTAGTCTTTTTTGCCTTGTCCAGTCCTCTGAATATAATCTTCTGGCCTGTTTGCTTATATGTGTACTGCATAGGGCTTACGCTGGTGTCCCACAAGTCATTAACTCCAAGTGCATCAATTCCCCATGCTGTCTGTTCATACACAGATTCTCGGAGTGTATTTCCGACTTTACGGAAAATAACAGCATTCGAGAACACATCATTCTCTGCGTCTTGCATCATCAGGAAAGGAATCATGACACCTACAAAAGATGATTTAGTAGATCCGCGCCCACCATACAAATCATAATAGGTGTGTTTTCCGTCCAAAATGTCCCAGAATACATTGTAAAAGGCAGGAGCTATAATTTCGTTCAGATTAATCAGATTCTCGTTCATCCTGTTTCTCCGGCCTTGGAATATTATTTACAATCATAATCTTTCCATCTCCAAAATCATCATTTTTCTTGTCAGCATCCCACCCCTTAAAATTATTTCTCAAGCTGAACTGAGCACCATTTGAACCGTCACGATCAAATAGCCTTTCCTCTGCGTACTGTTCCACTCTGGCTTTCGCGCGCGTAATCGTGTCATTAAACTCTGGTTTTGCTTGATAATTCAAAAGCGCCTGTCTGCTTGCAAATCCAAGTGCCAATGCCAATCCTGTAATCGTTGGAGGATGAACGTCTACAAAAACTGGTGAACCAAATTTATTAAATACTTGCTTACCTTTACTATCAGTCAAAGGATATCCTTTACAATCTTCAAAATATTTTTCAATTTTTTCTTCAATTTCACCCACCGTTTTATACATGGGTGGTTTCCCCATTGGCATTCCCACGTTCTCACCTCCAACTGGCTATAAAATCCAATAGTAACACTTCTGAGTATATTCTATCACAGGTCAGTAGAAAAGTTGTGGTACATGTTTGAGGAATTTTGCGCTAAAAAAGAGCCGGTAAATACCGACTCTCTAATTTTATTCGTTGCTTTATAATTTTCTGATTACCTCGCCCTGATCTCCCGGACACCCCATGAAACACTCCGGGCAATGTTCATAGAATGCGCATCTAATGCAGTCATGCGGACTGATTGAGCTGCAATATTGATACAGTACTGCAAGTGCTGATATGGCGAGCTGTGGGGTTATGTCTGGTGGCTTAAACATCATGTTTTTGCTTGCCCTGGTCACTTCCACATTATCATCTTTGAACTTTATGGTATCCCCATTGCATTTTATCGTAACTTCGTTCTTCTCTCTGTCAATTTCAAGTGTAGGCTTGTCCAACATGATTATCAACTCCTTCTCATTAATGTGCAAGTAATCCAACAAACAGCGGAAGAACTAATGCCATTAAGCATAATGGTTCTTTTGTATAACTGAGTGCCGCTATTACGGCAAATGATGTACTGGCCCATGCTACTGATTTCGCCATTGCTGTATTAAAATCCATTTAATCACTCCTCTCCCCAGTCAATTTTCTGCCCGCATTCAGAACAGTACTTGCTTATTTTTTTACCAAAAACAGGTGTTCCGCATTTCGCACATTTTTGAGTGGAAAATATATTGTACGGAAAATCTGGAACATATTCTTCAGGTTTGCATGGAATCTGCTTTTCCAATGCTTTTGCTCCGGAATCACACGCCCATGCTTCCTTGAGATATTTTTTCTGCCATTCATCTTTGTTTTCAGAACTTTCAATGAAACATAAATGCTGGTCTCTCATATCGGATAATATGTCTTTTGCTTCTTCTGGTTTCATGTTAATCCTCCTTATCGTCCTCCTCAATACTGACAGTTTCCAGATCTTCGAAATCACAACCCATTGCGAATCCGTCAATTATTTTCTTCTTAACTCCAAATACCTCTATCATGTGAGAATTATTTTCCATGATTTTTATTACATCTGACTTTTTAACATATTCAGCCATTCTCCATCTCCTCCAGTTTCTTTACCGTTTTCCTGTAATCTCTGTTTGCAGACCGAAACATCATCAGAAGTATTTCAGATACAGGCCTCGCTCTGTTGGCTCGTTTGGCTTTCTTGGCACATATAAGTTCGTTTCCTTCTGGGACATATATTCCTACATGATACGGGATTTTCAAAGATACTGTTGCAGCTAATTCCCCTGGCATAACCAAATAATTGTAATCTCCAATGAAATTCAATCCATGGCCAGATTTGAAATCTTCAATAGATGACTTGATTTCATAGCAATAGCAATCACCTTTTTCTATCCCGGAAACACTATTGTTCACTGGAACAAATTTCATATAGTCCACTCTAACTGCATGGTTTGTAGAATAATCAAACGTCACCTCTTTTGCCCAGTAGATACGAGGATCGTTGTTCGGATTGATTTTCTTTTCAATCATGGTTGATAATTCTGCCGTAATATCAGGCCTTGTCATTCTTCATCTCCTCCAGCTTCTTCGCGGCTTCTTCACGAGTGAGAAACCATGTTTTTCCGTATTCTACATCAAGACAAATAACGTTCGGGGCATGAATACTGTCTTTATCACACTGTACGAACCATCCTCTTTGCGAGAATACAATACTGTAAACTTTTTGATGATACACTCTGTTATTTGCTTTATATCCATTCAGGACATTTAAATCATAATTTGCTTTGCTCGGAATCTTATAAATATCATCACCAATTTTAGCCGGCAATCTCACAAGCAAGCCCTGTTCTTCTAAGTCTTTATAAGACTTTAATTCTTCTAACAGCTCTGCAACATCTTTCAGCCAATACAGCTCCCCATCTTCGAAGCAACATCCATAAGTGTTTTGATGATACGGGCATCCAACTGCACCCCTTCCACTAATCAAATCTTTTAAGTTCTCGCCAGTTCCACAGACAATACGTTTATATTTATCGTCTTCCATGTGCTTAAAATTCTCGTGATCCTTATAGCAATCGCCTTCTACATCTTGGCTGGCAACGCATTTAAGCGCCTTTATCATATCGTCAAGTGTTAATCTCTCCATCTACTTTACCTCTCCAAACCAGTCCTGAAATCCTTTCATA